GTTGCATCAAGAGATAGACTCTCTAAAGGCTGAAAATGCGAGACTGCGTAGCGGCCTTCAAGGATCATGCTATTGCTGTGAACCTGTTGGAGAACTTAATGTCAAACTTGCTGAAAGAGGTCATGCACTCTACCATGCTTTAGCTTATCATTCAGATAACTTCTCCTTTATGCCTGAGCGAAATGGCTTCTCAGAAGAAAGAAAAGCAGTAAATGATTGGCGGGAACTCTTCAATAATGACATTCCAAAACCGAACTATGAAGATTAGAATCAACAACATAGGAGCGCGTCCTCCAGTATACATAGGCAAACCTCCTGCTGATGTACATCGCAGACTCAGCATCGTACAATACTACCCAAACCAATACTATCGCAAACTAGAAGAGTATCTTGCTGATGGATGGGAATACGTTGATAATAATACACGCCTTAAAAAAGACAACTGTTTGATAGGTGTGTCTTCGTTTAATAATGAAGAGTTGTGTATGGTCGTAGCTGATGTTGAATATGACTCTAGTGAGGATTGCACTGATCTAAAAACTGTGGGTGAGAGGGTACTCAATCTCTCCAAGCAAAATCGTGAAGACTTTTTTGAAGTGTATGAACTTGCAGCAAGAAAACTAAGAGAAGCTTGCGGTGACGAAGACTAAACTTATGTGGACAACAATAATAATTTTTGGAATACTAGCAACACTAGCAGTCTGCACTATAGTTTGGATCGCAGTAAAAGACGAAGATTTTTGGTACTAAACAACACAAACAGACACACATATGGGACTCGACATGTATATTTTCAAAGTTAAGAAGACCTCTCACTCACTCAAAGAGTTGAACAGTCTTGAAGTCGGTGCAAAGCCTGGAGACCCTGCACTTGCAGAGTTTGAGCCGCTGCACCGACCATATCCAGACACCGCTCCTGATTACTACTCGCTTTTTAAGCAGACTGCATACTGGCGTAAGTTTAACGCGCTGCATCAATGGTTTGTCACACACGTTCAATGTGGAATTGATAACTGTGGCACCTACGAGGTTAGTCAAGACTCTCTTTTTGAATGCCTTGAAACTCTTGAAGCGACTCATGCCCTAAAGGACCCTACTAAAATGCCTCCTACACAAGGTTTCTTTTGGGGATCAACCACTGTCGATGACAGCTATTGGAACAACGTTGAAAACAGCATCAAAATCATTTCGGGCTTGATTGACTATACTGATTGGAACAGCGAACGACTCTTCTATCAATCTTCCTGGTAAAATTTATGAAAAATCGAATTGAACTTATTGGCCACTATGGCTCAGACGAAACAATTGCATGCAGCGCCTGGACAAGCACTTCACGCGAACTAAACGAAGACAAGCGGACTAGAATTCCAAACCTTATCAATATGTTGTGGTCAAATGGGCACGAGACTCCCTTTGAAAAGGCTATGGTACACTTTCTTGTTGACACTGACATCGCGTCACATATTCATCTGCTCAAGCATCGCATCGCAAGCATCAACGCCGAGAGCGCTCGATACAAAGAACTACAAGAAGACAAATACTTTGTTCCTGATGATTGGCCAACGATGTGGCAAGCCAAACTCGTACACTATTCTGAAACTGGAAACTTGCTCTATCACGAAGCTTTAGAAAATCTTACTCCGCTTCTTGGACGCAAGCGAGCAAAAGAAAGCGCTCGATTCTTTAAGGCATACAACAGTCAGATTCAAAGTGACGTGATGTTTAATATGCGAAGCTTCGCAAATTTTCTAAAGCTGAGACACTCAGAGCACGCACAGGTTGAGATTCGTGAAGTCGCAGCAGAGATGCTTCGAGCAGTTAAAGAGATTGAAGGGGAGCCGTTTAAGCATACGTTGGCAGCGTGGAAGGTTTAACATGAGTGCATTGACACTACAACAGCTAGACAAACTTCTCAGCGAGTATCGAGAACTCAGCGATGCGTGTGACGCGGCGCGAGCAGCAGGATGCCTCGAAGTTGAGGGACGACTACAAAATGCAATCTGGTCATCAATTGAAACTGTTATAAGTTTCTTTGACCCAGAAGGTTGGATTATGTGGCATATCTTGGAAAACGACTATGGCTCTAATGGTCACGAAGCCGGATACCACGGAAACATAAAGCCCATAAAAACCACAACAGACTTACTTTGGCTTATAACCTACCAACGTGAATCAGAGGTTGACGGCTTGAGAGCTTCTTATGAAAGCGCTCTATGCAAAATTCGTGAACTCGAAATGCAAGCTGATAGTTACCGTTGTAAAACTTATTAAACTTTAGCGTTTACATTTTGATAAATCTGTGTATAATAGTCCTATGGCAAACAATAGTTTTGATAAAGAAAAAATACTGGAGCAACTTCAAACTGGAGTGGCGCTCGTCACCTTTACAAAAGTGGACGGCAGCCTGCGAGACATGAAGTGTACGCTGCAACCTCGGCTGCTTCCTACTCCATTAAAAGAATCAGCTGTTAAGATTGATCCAGAGAGCGACGCGCTTCGAGTGTATGACCTTGAAGCGGATGGTTGGAGATCGTTTAAAATTTCTAGAATAATTTCAATTTTCGAAACAAATGAGTAACGCATTTAAAGCTGGAAGAGTAATCGCGCCTGACGCGAAATGGACAGGCGACGAACCAGAATGGAATGGCTGGGAAACCTGGCCAGTCGAAAAGTTTTATAAGACACGGGCCCGTGCTCTTGGGTTTTATAACTACTACTTGGATACTGCAGCAATGAAGCCACTCGTGCTTGATTGGATGAAGAGCAACGGTTATAACAAGGATGACGTCGCCGCAATCAAAGAGGCAAACCCAAACGTTTTACCAAGCACAGTTGGTAAACTAGTGAGGTGCTTGACGCGTGGAATGCCAAGCATACATCCACAGACAACTGAATATTTTGCGACTCTTCCATTTCATGACGAGCCGCCAGTCCCAAAGGATGACGCGTCTGTTGTCCACTACGAATTAAAGCGTGCAATTACACTTTTACGGGCGAGTTCACCTGTGGATGACGGCGACGTCACAAAGGTTAAAGCCCCAACTCCTAGTCCGCTTGACCGCATACGTGAAAGAGTACACAAAGAGATTGTTTCGCCGCTTGAAGACTGCCTTGATCAGTGGGCCGCCACCCGCTCTGGAAACGCATCCTTTAATATGTCAACTGCTTTAAGGGACTCTAAGATTCCTGCACAAGGCTGCAAGACTATACTTGACTGGCTAGAAAAAAACTATGAAGAGTATAACGGGGCGTTGCAGCGCACGGACGAGCAACTTGTCGAGGGATATTCATACTTGTCAAAGCCAGAACTTCGTAAAATTGTAAAGTCTCTAGAGAGCATGATTGGCGACGTTCGAAACCACGCTAAGATTAAAAACTCTACTCGCAAGCCTCGTAAGAAAAAGGTTAAGGACGCCAGCAAGCAGGTATCTAAACTAAAGTATCAGCAACACTCTGCTGACTGGAGTCTCGATTCTGTTTCACCGACTCGCATTCCAACTTCTCAGAGACTCTATCTCTTTAATACAAAAACACGCGTGCTGAGTGTCTATATTGCCTCTGGTCCCGCCGGGTTTGAAATAAAAGGAACTTCACTAAAGGGCTATGACGCTTCAAGCAGCTTTGTAGCGACTCTTCGCAAACCCAAAGAAACTCTAAATAACATTTTAAGTTCTACGCCAAAGCAACTTGACAAGTTGTTTGTAAACTTGACTGTTAAGAAAAAACCCGCAAATGGTCGCATAAATGAACAAACAATAATCTTAAAAGTAGTTGAACACAAAATATAATATGTCTGAAGAATTACCCGTAAAAATCTTAACAAAACAAGAGTTTGCTCTTGAAATCGAGCGTCGAGTGCGCCTTAAATCAATAGGATATCTTGAAGCAATCATTGACTACTGCGACGACTATACAATTGATCCAGACGACATTTCAAAACTTGTAGTTGGCAGCCTAAAAGAAAAACTTGAAGCTGAGGCACAACGTAATAACTTGTTGCCTAGAAGCGCTTCGCTATTTGCATGATAATTCAGGACGTACGAGTCTCAGGCTTTGAAACGTGGTCAATCTATATGGCTATGAAGTTGCACTTTAGTGAGGGCAACTATGACGCGTTTAAGTTTAACTTTAAGGGTCCGCGTTTAAAGGAGAGCACCTTTCAGGCTCGTCGCGATCGTTACTTTTTTGAAAAATTGGCTCGTCGTTATGTTAAAAAGAAAACAGTAATTGAATATTTTTTAGCAAACCTGCTCTCTGGAAACGAATGGATCGGAAATATGTCTGAAGAGGCATACACTCTTTGGACTTCTAAAATACAGCGTTTACAATACAGCTTTAAAGAAGAGCTTACCGTGTGCAAGTCGATTACTGATAACTTTGATGAGCTGTTGAGGCCTCGCGGCTCACAAATTCCTCTCTATGATTTTGCTGCGAGTGGCCGAGTCTCTGTGGAGACGCTATGCATACTTGACGTCTTATGCAACTATTCACGTCGTATCGCTGCAGGAGTGTCTGACCCAATGGGACTCTACGCTGCCATGAACCTAAAGATAAATAGCTACAAGCCGTTTATTCGTAACTTACCGTTACAACAAAAAGCTTTTCAAGAAATTGTAATTAAAACATTTACAAAGCCTTGAAACTATGTTATAATAACCAAGTGGTGATATAACAAACACATACAACAACAATACACTGCAATACAAAAATATATGTCATTCGAAAAACTAAAACAAAATCGTGCAGCAAGCATCAATAAACTTGTTGAAGCTGCAGAAAAATTGAGTACGCCAAAGACTTCATACGGAGACGATCGTCTTTGGAGTCCAGTCGTAGACAAAGCCGGAAACGGTTATGCCGTGATTCGCTTCTTGCCTGCCCTTGAAGGTGAAGACCTGCCATGGGTTCGCTTTTGGGATCATGGTTTTAAGGGACCTACTGGTCGTTGGTACATTGAAAACTCACTTACAAGTATTGGTCAACCTGATCCGGTAAGCGAGATTAACAGCGTACTTTGGAACAGCGGAAACGAGAAGGACAAGGAAATTGCCCGTGAGCGCAAACGTCGTTTGCATTACGTTAGCAACATTCTTGTTGTCAGCGACCCCGCAAATCCAGACAATGAAGGCAAAGTTTTCCTGTACAAGTTTGGCAAGAAAATCTTTGATAAGATTATGGATATTATGCAACCTCAGTTTCAAGACGAGACTCCAATCAACCCGTTTGATTTTTGGGCCGGTGCAAACTTC